ATAAAATAGGAATATAATTTACTTCAATGTCTAAAGGAAAATAACAATCATTTAAACTTTGAGTAGTTACAGCTAAATTAGAACCACTAAATTCTCCATTATAAAATTCATCTTGAGAAGAGTGAATTAATACAACGGATCCTGATAGTGTGTTAATACTTTCACTCCAACTTTGTGTTATATTTAAAAATGATGATGAATTATAAATATTCATTATACCCCCTGCTCCTCCATTAAATGTTTCTATTGGAAATCCTTGTTGATCTGTTGATGAAACATATATTCTTTCATTACCTGATTGTGAAGGCAAAGATTTTATAGAAGCAGTATAATATGATGATGTATAAGATATTTGGGGTTGAGGATATTTTTGTCTTTCTAATAGATTTTGTTTTATAATAATACCAGATGCTAGACTAGTTCTAGCAGGAACCCAATCTTTAAGCATCTTAAATAAAGAATTATCATAAAATTCTATTAAGCGGATATAATCCCAAATTTGGTAGTTATGTTCATATTTTAAGAAATAATTATCTCTTAATTTATTCAAAAGTGAATAATATGATTGAGTAGTATAAAAATCTCTTGGATCTCCTATATAATCCCCAACATTAAAATAACCCAATTGATCAACAATATCGTTATTAATTTCATCTTGAGGGCTAAAAGCAACTTCTAAATAATTTAAATCTTTAGTAAAATAATCGGTTGGTTGTTGTATTGATCTATATTTAGATAAAGTATTACCCTCAGGTAAATTTATTGAACCTGTTGTAGGTAAGATTTCTGTTTCAGGTTGAATTTTATTAGATATAGAATTTTTAATACCAACTGGAGCTTGGTTTAAATATATATATTCAATATTTGGTTCAAATGTATAAGAATTAGCTAATAAATAATCACTGGAATTTCCAACAAAAGAATTAGTTAATGGATATGAACCTGTTACTAGTGGGTGAATTGATTTTCTTGTTTGATTGCCTGAACCACTATTATCTAATTCTGATCCTAAAGGTGCTCTAAATAATAAAGTTCTTGTTGAAGTTTGAGAACTACTTATAGAAGAAATATTTGAACCACTAAATTGATTTCCTTCAATTGAATATGGATTCATTACATAATCATTAAAAGCACTTTCACTTAAAGGAAAAGTATAATATCTAAATTCTTGAAATGCTCCAGATATAGGACCATAATAATGAGTTGATTGAGTATGTGAAAATCCTCCTAAATAAATATATTCAACTGCTTTATTATCCCACCATAATGATGATGTAAAACTATTATAACCTTGATATCCTATTTTGTTTCCATCATATCCATCATAAATTTTATTTTTAGCATAAAGTTCATATTTTATTTCAGTAGATGATGTTCTTGCATTTATTAAAACAGACCACCAATTACCATCAAAAAATGGTAAATAAACACTTGCAGATTCTCCTGTACTAGTAAGATAAAATCTTAAATTTGCAAATTGGTAATAAGGATCTATAGGTCCTCCAGAATATGATGCTGTTTCATATCCTGAACCTGTATATTCTAAAACAACATTAAATAATTCGTTTGAAAAAGCTGTATTATTTACATGAATTACTGATTGGCTATATGGGATATTTGAAGTAGGTAATCCAAATGTTTTAAATCTAAATTCAATTGCTCCTGGAACTGATGTTGCTGGAGATTGTTGAGATGGCACAGATAAAGCTTTCCAAGGTATTCTAGCTCCATTTAAAGATACTGCAGCTAAATTATAAGTACTACCTGTTACTGTAAGAGCATAATTAAATTTATTTTCCCAATAATCATAATCATTATTAAGAATTTTATTTTGGCCTCCAAATTCATTTATTCTTAATATTGTATCAGGAATACCATATAGAGTAATTAAAGCTCTTAACCCTTCAATAGTCCCTTTTTTCTTAAGTAAGTAGGGAATATTATGGTAGATACGCTTATAAATTTCTTTATTTATGTCATCAATAGGTTCTAATGAGGATGAAGAGGAAGCAGTAATATAAGTATCTATATATTCTAAACCACTGTTATTAGGTACTGGTAAAGACCCTGTTGTAAAAGGCAACCCATATAAACTACCTGAAGGTGTTATACCTAAAAAAGCCAAATATAAGTCGTTTGTTGACCAATTATTTTGGTAAATTTTAATACCAAGATCTCTAATAGCTTGAGCTACTAAATCTTTTGAGATTCCATAATTTAATCTATTGTCGGCATTAAACTTTTGTGTAATATCTTTTATATAAACCCAAACACTGTCATAATGTTGGCCTAACATTTCAACAAAAAGGAGGTATTGGTCGTTAGCACTATCTTCTCTTAAATATAATGGAATAGATAATGTTAAAGCATCTTTGTTGAAGCGGTCATAGAATGAAGCACTATCCACTTGACCTAGTAGCCAGTTTTGACCTATTGAAGAAGTAGTTGGAACATTAACATATGGTGGATTTGTATTAGACTTAGGCCAACTACTTGACCCAGATTCAAAATATAGAAAATGTTCGTAACCATCAAAATTAGTTATTATATCGCTTATTCTATTTTGCCATATAGTATCGTTATTAGTTAGGTAGATATTATTTACTAAGCCGGTTGTTAAACTAGCACTATAGTTATATTGTTCAAGTAGTGATAATTTATAGTAGAAATTCTCCAGACGTGTTTTAGCTGAACTAAAGTGAATGAAATTTGAATAATCTGAATAATCTATATTTATTTCAATTCCCTTTTGGGCTAATAAATTTTGAACTTGATAGGTAAAAGATGATGAACCTAAACCAAATGGTGAACCTAATAAACTATTATAATTTTGATAGTTGGTACTATTGTTAATCTGATCTTTAATATCAAGGTTTGTATTTGGTCCTCTTAATGGTATTATAGCTTCAGAATTATCTAATATTTCAATCAGCTCTATTTGATATGAAACAGAGTTTGCAATTTCTTCTACTACCCAACATTCACTCTTAATATTAAATTCAGTAGGTAGTGGCTCATATAACTTAATTAATATAGTTGGGTCACTAGAGTTTGAATTATCTAATTGAATGTTGTTAGCAATAGCTAATTTGTTGCTACCAAAATCTAAATAAAAATCTAAGTAAACTCCTTGAGAACTTGATATTTGGTTTTGAAATTCTAATGACGAACTAACAACATTTATGTTTGATATTTGTGTTGTATTTAATCGGATTTCAGTTCTATCTGATGATATTTCATCTATATAGTAGCGTTCAGTAGGTGAGGAAGATAATTTCTTTCTTAAAAAGTTGTAGTGAGTAAAATATTGACCTTCAGAAAATCCTTGGCTACTAATATCAGCTTCAGGATTTAATTGAAGGCTGTTGTTTAGTAAAGCATAGTTAGTAAATGTTGTATCCTGAAATAATAGATCATTATTCAGGTTAAATATAAAATACTCAAGAATATCTTCAGAAGGGTTAAACTGAATATCTACTGTTGTCTTGGCTATAAGGTTTTCATCAACTTGAGAATATTCTTGATATTCAAAGCTGTTGGGAGAAATTGGTACTATATTTACTATTTTAGACACTAGAACTTATTTGGGTGCTTAATAATTGTTTATTTAAATCTAAATTTTGTTGACGCAAGAATGTTACTTCGTCTATTAAAGCTGTTATATCGTTGTTTTGCGCTTGATAACCAGTATACTCTGTTGATGTTTTAATAAGGTACTCATGAGAATTTATATCTCCAACTTTAGGGATAACATAAAACAAGTCGTTGTAGTTTTGAAAAAATTGTTCTATTGATATAGATGGAGTTGATGAAACAGAACTAGTAACCTGGTTTACCAATTGAGTAAAGCTGGTGTCTATTACTTTGGTATAATCCCTTTTGTTAAAGGATTGTTTGGTTAGGTTAATTTGTTCCTTAGCCATTTATTACTTTAAAATTATAATCATTATCGTCTAATACTATTGTATTTCCTCCAATATTAGTTTTAATTAATATCGAGTAGTATCTTTCTGGCTCTAAACCATTCATATCCACTTTGAAGTAATTTGAAGTTGAATCAGCTGATATTTGAGTAAACTGGTTATCAAAATCCACTACCATTTCATTTGTATCCAAATCTTTAATTGCATAATAAGATGCTGTTGGTAAATAATAGTTTGTTGTATATAAAGAGGCAGTTTGAAAAACTCGAACTGGATACTCTGGGCGGTTGTAAACTCTAAATATATTTATTGAATCGCTAAAAAAGATTCCTGGATTTTCTTCTAATGTTGTTGTAAAAGGAATAGTTGTTAAAATAGTGCTGCTTGAAGATCCAGTATTCCAGTTGTAATCTCTCCATTTGAATTCAAGACATGGAGGATATATTGTGTGAGTGTCAACTGAAAAATATTTTAAGACTGGTTGAACATTAATATTGTTAACAAATTCAGTTCTATTTTTTATAATTATTCCATCATTCTTTAAGCTACCACTATACCAACTATTTACAAAAGAAGTAATATCCATGTTAATATCCTTTGAGGATGGATAGTTGAACGATTGAGAAACTGAACTAGTAAACCATGTTCCTCCTCCTGCTTCGCTTCCTGACCATGAACCTGTAATACCAGATCCAAAAGATGAAGTTGTCCAAGCGTTGCTACCTGAGTAGTCTCTCCATAACCAAGAAGTTCCATTTTGTACTTCAGGGCTATCTAGATAGCGACCTGTTCCCATTGTCCAAGAAGCAGAAATTGGAAATGCTTCTAATATTGTAGGTAAAGACATTCCTGAAGCAACAGCTATAAAACATCTTAAACTAGCACTAAATACACTTCCACTAATTTTATTATTTATAACATCTCCTATTTCTGTATTATCAAATTGAATTAAGAAACGAGATGTTTGGGGTGATGGATTTGGTAATATCCCTGTTGTTTGAGATGATTCTATAATTTCATCTAACCCCGTATTCATTTGAGGGTTTGAAGAGTAAATAGCAGCGTCTTTTATAGGAAATAATTTATAAATCATTTTATTTTTTTCATTTTATAAGGGTACTACTCTTCCAACAATATCAGTATTTGGATACTTAACTTCAAATATACATGGATCTAAACTAGGATAAACTATGTTGTTGACTGTTGCACCTATAGTATCATATGAATATTTTGAGTAACCATTTGCCTCTCCTGTTTTATTAACTATTGAAATATTTTTTATAGTTTGAACTCCTTCAATATGATCTAGTAAAACATAAATATCTCTTAAAATGATGGGTTGATTAATGGACCAATTTTTAATATCAAAATAATTTTGTAAAGAGGTTATACATTTAATCAACACTTCGTTATTGTTAAAATTAGGTAAAACTATTATATCAAAATTTACTCCTATATTTACTATAAAAGCGTCTTTGATTCTAATCGAATCGTTAATCATTCTATATTGAGAGAGGTAGGTGATTAAGTTCTGTTTTAGAGCAGGGCTTGAATATGTTAATTTAGTATTTATATCATAAGATAGTATATATAAATCCATTACAGAAGGTAATTCACCTGAACTTACATTCATAGCTTTAGTTGGCTCAATATAAGCTTTTGCAATTGAACCATATTTTGAAGGTAGGGACAATGCTCTAACTAAATAGTCATCTTGAGTAACATTTCTAAGTTGGGTTGAGTAATTTGAAATAGCATTTTGGCGGATGTCCTCTATAGTATCTCCATCTCCACCACCATCTGCTGCTTGAGGATTTGTTACAGCAAGTGAAGAAAAAACATCATTTGCCGTAACAGCAACTAAATTTTTGTTTAAAAATTGTATTGTTCCTACTATTTGAGACAACTCATTTGATGGTATATTTGATGATACTCCACCTCCTGTTAAATAGGTAACTGTTAGTGTAGTATTTGAAGGAGCAATACCATATGTTTTTGTAAATATAAAATTAGAAGGGGAGTATGCTGTTGTCAATTTAGTTCTTTCAAACGGTAACCCTAAACCTACATTATCTGGATTTGGTATAATTTCTTCATCACTATCACCTGTAGTACCAGATCCAAATTGAATTTGTAGTGACCCTGAATCAGTAAAGCGAGTTGTAAATCTGCGTTGTACTTTTCTTAATTTAAGTAAATAGGGGGTGTTTCCTCCATCAGTATAAAAGTTGGGGTCATTAATATTTGTATTTTTTATAGAATCATAAATTGTTTCCTCAGCTAAATGATCTACTTCATACCAATTATTTCCATCAGTGTCTACTATACTTTGAATACCAATTATATTTTCAGCATTTATAGAAACAGTAGAAAATTTTTGAGGTGCTCCAAATGAAAATGTTGTTGTAGATGGGGCTGCAGAAATAGCTTTTCTTGACTTTTTCAACAAAAAATATGTTGGTGCACCTGCAGATGTTTCTAAAACTGTTACAGTTGTTGGATCTGAACTACTTGATACTGTAAAATCAATTGGATCTTCTGTTAAGAAGCTTGCTATATTGTTGTTAGTACTTGTTATTTGAGCATTTGAGTCTATAAATAAAGCATAACTAAAGTCAGGTACATAAGTTTGATCTGGAAATGGTAAATATTTAGCAGGAACTTTTTGGTAGAAATCAATCTGCGTAGTTGCAACTCCTGTAACTCTTGGCTTATAGTTATAAAAGTAAGCTAATTCATATAAATTGTTATTTTGGCGAGCAAATTGGAGATAATTTTCTTGATATTGGTTATCTAAGTAAAAGGACAAAACATCATTTACATACGATGCTTGTTCCATTATCATCATTCCAGGTGATGATGGTGAAAAATCTGTATAACTTAATGGAAAGTAGGTTTTAGTATAGTTAATAAGCGAACTTAAGAACTCACTAAAGTCTTTGTTTACATAATTTAAGCTTCTATTTCTTACTAAGTCAGCCATTAATTAAATTTTATTAGATAAAATTATTTATTTTCCTTTGTTATCTATTAATGCTTGCAACATTTCATCAACAATCCAAGCAGCATCTTCAGGGTCAAGTAATCCTTTATACATACTCCTCATATGTTTATATGTTAAATTTAATAAATCTTTTTTAAATTCTTTGGTATATACCTCAGTTACTTCTTCAGGTGTTTGAGATTTTCTTACATATTGATTATTATCAAATGTATCTTTATCTTTCTTTTTAAAAAAAGATATCTCTTCTCGTACTATTTGTTTAAATTGGCTCTTTTTCATTTTATTGTAATATTATGGAAAAATTATCCACTATGTTTGTATTGATTAAATTATAATTTAAGGTAACAGAAATTTGATTAACATCAGGAAAACTCAATATATCCAACTTTTGAACAAACACATTTGGAAAATATATTTTTAATTGAGATTGAATATCCACTTTTAATGTTTCAACATTACCTGCTGTAATTTGTTCAAAAATGAAAGCTCTGATGTTACCTCCAAAATTTGGGTTTAAGTAAATTTCTGGTCTATTGGTTAAAAAATAGTTTATTAAATTGTTTCGTGTTGCATCTTTGGTTGTATAGGTGCTTCTAAAAACTGCAGGTGCATTAAAAGGAATTGCAATACCAACTGCTTTAGATGGTTGGGTATCGATTGGATAAATATGGTGAGCTCCGAATGACAAATTATTTAATTTTATATTTCCAAATAAATTTACTACAAGATTTTGCTACTCCTATTAAATTATTACTAATACCTGTTTTATTTAATTTTAATTGTTTAGCAGCATCTACTATTCCTTCCCATTCTCGAATAAAATTTCCTTGAAGATCATATTGAAGAATTGGTTTTTTATTAAATTCACTTAATTTTTTAATAAATCCTTCCGGTTTAGATTTTCCTGTTAATGATTTTGTTCTTTTTTGAATAGTTTCTTGAGATTGTTTTTGTCTTGGTCCTTTCATTTTTAATTTAGTCTCTTCAGATTTAGGTTTACTCATTTTCATCCTTGATTCTTTAGAAACTATTTTTCCTTTATTCCCTTCTCCTATTTTTCTTTTCCATTCATCATTATAACAAATATGTCCTTTTTTAGCTTTAGATATTTTCCTTCTTGTTTCATTAGATAAAGAATGTCCCCCATTTCCAAATTCCTCTCTAGCATTACATATATTATTATATCCAATTTGCTTACAAAAATCAGCTTCTAATTCAAATGCTTTTCTTTCACTAATATTGTTTATTAAAATAATAGGAACAAAACCATGTTTATTAACTATTCTATTCCAATATATATTTCTTCCATATTTAGACTTATATCTTTTTCCAGTTCCCTTACCTATATAAAAACATTTACCATCTGTTTTTCTTTGATGACAATATACATAAAATCTATTTTTATTATCCATTTTATGTAGTTCCTTTCATTAAATTAGCTATTAAATCAAGACCAACTTCTCCCTGTGGTAAAGCACTACCTTCAGAAACAGTATCGCTAGAACCCCTTAATTGTAATGTTGTAGGGTGTTCATTATTAGAGTAAGATGGTTGGGTATTTTCTTCAATCATACTTTTAAAGCGATTACGAATTTCCTCTTTATCAACTTTAAAGTCGTTATCGTTTAATTTGAATTGTTGTTTTTGGATTGGTGCTTTAAATTTTTGTTCAACCAATTGTTGTTGTCCTGATGATTTTACTACTTCAAGAATAATGTCGTGTAAATCTTCTTTGAATGCCTCTTTACAAGCCTCCTTGATTAGTTGTTTAAATTGTGAAGTTTTCATTAGTTATAAATATTAATAATTAAAAAGATTTTAAATTATCTCGTTGGATTATAAACTTAAGTTCATCCAACAGTGTTCTGTTATTTGATGTGAATGATGGATTGGTTTTTAGTAAAATAACACCCTGATTATTTTTTGCAACTCCAATATGTTGTGGATATGTTAAGTTGTTTGGGTAATTATTAACTTCGAGTAAAAAACCCATAAATTGTTCACTACTTGGGTCATTATTAGCGTTTTGTTCTGTTGAATTACCTAGGCCGAAAACAGTGTTTGTTAATATACTTGACGATATACCATTTTCTTGGGCACAGTGTTTTAACTGTGTATCTAACTGTTGAATTTTAACTGATAATGCGTTAATTTCGAGCTTTATAATATCAATTGCTTCATTTGCTCCATCCAATATAGACTTACTTTGGTCTATCTTTTTATCTGTTTCAAGTAATACTGTTGACATAACATTTGTAACAGTAGCGGGTGTGAATGGTGGAATAGGAGCAGGTAAATATTTAAGTACATTAAATGCTATCTGCAGCGCACTAACTATGTCTTCTGTTGTACTTGTAAATTTATTTAAGTTATCTATGGTTGATTGAATTGGGACTAAACCTTGAACCAATGCGTTTCGTTTTGTTATCAACTTAAGAATTTCTTCTTTTGAAGGACATTGATCAGCTGTTTGTTCTATATATGAATCAACAATACCGTCTATTCTTATCTTCGACTTAAGAATACCCGTTAGTTGTGATGATATAAATTTACCTAATCCCATTTTAATCAGTATATACTATTTTTGATTTATATGCCTCGATTTGTCCTTTCATTTCCAAAATAGTTGCTTGAGTTTGTGTTGCTGGTAATATTAAGGATACAAATGGTGAACCAGGTGGCAAACTAACTAATGATTGTAAAACAGTACAAAGAGTATTCATATTAGATAATAATTTGTCAAAGTCAGATAAAAATTTAGTACCTAATATAATTGGCTGTTTTGCTTTATTAGAACCTAACTGTATTTTATTACTATCAATTATTGTATTATTAGAATTAATATTAAAACTGTCGCTACTAAATCCTATAGATTTTGGAGAAGACAAGAGGATATGATCATCTTTACTATTAAAAACCAGACGACCTGAGTTAAGAATAATCTGTTCACCTGAATATTGGTTAGTAGCATCTGGTTTGTTAGAATAACTTTTGTAGTTAGTGTTACTAGCTTTAAGAGGTATTTTTTGTGTACTAGTTAAATATATTGATGATTGATCTTTGTTAATATCTTCTGTTGTTGGTTTCCAACCTTCTTCACTTGAATCAACTGATTGGCCGTTACGAATTATAGTTATAGGATCTCCATTTTCACCTGTAACTGACCAATTGTTAGGTCTATTTTTAACAGTACTACCAAAGCGGATACTATTACTCCATCTACCTTCATAAATTATATCTCCTTCAAATGGTAAAATTGGGTGAATATTAACTCTTTCTTTAAATGTGTTACCTAATTTAATTTCAGTTGAGTTGTCAGTAACCCTTCTAACACTACCAACGGATGTTTCTGTATAATCTTTTTGTTGCGAATCTGCTAATTGATTAGGATTTGTAGGAAAGGCATTATGATGAGGATGATTCCATAATGACACTATATCAATATAATATGATATTTGGGCATTAGTAAAAGTTTCTAAGTTAGTTGAAGGTAATGAAATTAAATATACAATTTCATTTATTAATGGATATTTTTTATTATTTGCTAAAGGTTTAGCTATTGGGTATAAATTAGAATTTGAAGATGGATTTTCTACTGAATCATATTCAATAGTACCTAATGCATTCCATTCACCTAATTCTTTAAAGCGAGGATGGTATCCATCTAAGATTATACTTTTAACTCTAGCTGTAGTAATTAGTCCTAATAAAGATAAATTAGTTAAAGTAGAAAATAGGTTGGTGTTTCTACTTGATACACTATCACCAGGATAACCAGATTTACTTCGCATCTTTATCTTTTAATTTATCTACTTCAGCCATCAATTGTGCTCTATCTTCATCCGATAGCATAAATTCACCTTCTTTATTTGATGAATTATTTTGAAAAATGCGTTGAATTATGGTAGCCATTTTAATTAAACCTTCGTCATTTTTTACTCCAATTTCTAGATATTGAGCAATTAATGGAACAACCAATGTTGCATCACCAATATTTTCAACTAATGGTTTTAATTCGCCTATTAATGTTGAGATTTGTTTTTCCTTTTTTTTCTGATTATTGTATATTTCTTCAAGTAAATCAGAAAATTTTTTCTTACCAAATATGTTATTATCTAAACTCATTAAATTTATGTATAAATATATATGAATTACATTTTTATATAACCATTATTAAGATAAAATATATATCCTTGTTTAAAATATTTATGTAATTTATCTGCTACTTTAGTTATTTTAGGGGTTTTAACATCTATTTGTTCCCTAATGTATATATAAAGAGCCTTTTTATTAAAAATTTCTAAATGTTCTCTTTTTTTAAATAATTCGAGAATAGCATCTGCTATTTTAGCATCAATTTCCTTTGGAAAAATATTATATATTTCTTTTGTATAATGTTCTGTAAAGCAGTCTATAAAATAAGATAATTTATCTCCATAATTTCCTTCTTCAATATTATATGAGTGTTTTTCATCTTGTTCTAAGATAGTAATAGAAACAGTATCAACTTTTTTCTTATAGTTTTTATCATTATTTAATATAAGATATCGCTTAGCAATAGTTCCAAAATATGAATATGCTTTTGCTCCCTTAGAAGGATCAAATAAATGAATTTTAGATAATAAAAATGTTATTACTTCATGTTGTAAATCTTCAATATCTTCAACTTCAGTATGATAAAATTTAAAAGTGTGAATTATATTTTGAGTCAACTTAAAAAAAGCGAAATGAATTCGTTCCTGGTATATTTTACTTTTTATTTCAAAATCATTACAATTGTTATAATCTATAATTGCCTTTTCTGCTTCTTTTCCAAAATATATTTTTGATTTTTGTTTTGCAAAATTATTAGGAGTAGTACTCATATTTTTTTAATATCAAACTGATTCAATAAATCCTGAATTGTTTTTATTTGGGTGAAAAAATATCCAATTTCATCATCGGATTTAAATGTTTCTCTAGCATCTATTTCTTTAATTTTATTATCTGAAAATGATATTATATCAGAAAATTTATTCATATATGACATATATGCTGTTAGGATATCTTCTTGTTTTTCATTCTTTTTTAAGAGATTGAATGTTGAATATCCAAATATAAGAGTAGAAATACTTAAAATTATTATAATTATTACCATATTTTTAATTGAAAAAATTATCAATTGCTTTATTTAAACCTTCACTACTCGTTGCACTAAGTGCTTTTGATTTAGTTGAAATTTTAGTATTACTATGATTTGTTTTAGTAACTTGTGATGGTGTTTTTAAAGTAAAATTAGACACTTTAGGTTTAGACAACTTAGGTAACCATTCCCATTCCCATTCAATTCGTGCTGCCATTAAATCAGCTTGATGAACTATAAAGGGTAAAGAAGTTCTTAATTTAGTTTCGGGCATCCATGATATTAAATAGGGTTTATTTGCTTCATCATATAAACCATCATGTAATTTAATAGCTAAATATTCATTTTTAGTATAATCAATTCCATGAGTTTGAAGTAAATATAATCCTCTATCAGGAACTGTCATAAAGTCGATCTGAGTATTATGAGTATATTCTTCACCTAACTTTTCTTTGCGCCATTGGTCTGTTTGAGGAATATAGGCTTCAAATTCTTCAGAACCAATTTTACCTAAATCATGATTAATAGCTGAGAATATTAATTCTTCAGTTGTATAGGTTTCAACAACTCTCATTGTTTGCCAAGCTTGATTGATTGTTAATGCTCCTTGAATTACACGAATAACATGATCAACATAACCACCTGGAAATGAGTTGTGGTATTCTTTTTTATGACTTGCAGGCATCATTATAATGCGCTCTTCATATTTTTTATAGAAATTAAGGAGTTTTTGTTTCCTTGGTTCTGAGATATATGTTTCTATATATCCTAGAAATTTATCCCAATTAGCTTGGATTTGTTCCGCTGTTAACATAACTTTTATTTTTAATTAATCTACTTTATTGAGTTCATTACCTGTTGATGGTTCGATTTGAATAAAATCTTTGATCTGGGAGATGATATCTCTTGTGTCGTTAACAACTGTTTTGAATTCTTCAATTGGTCTTTGACTGTTTAGAAAAAAGTTGAGTTTTGACATGTTTGATTCAACATTTTCTAATTTTCTAATAATTAATTCTCTGTTGCGCATTTATTTTGATTTAGTTACTAATATCTTAAAGTTACTAAATCTTTTTTAGGGAGCCAAATTTCTTATAATAAATCTTTACTTTATCTAAAATGTTTTTTATAAATGCACATTTTTCATATTCCTCAACTCCTTCTTGTTGAAAATATCTTCCAATAGCTTTTAACATTTTAATTAATCCTTCATCAGTATTTGCATATAAAGCATCTAAATGTGATGTTTTTTTAATATTTAATTTTGATAAATATATCCATGCTCTGTTATAGGCAATAAATTCACCTGCTTTTTCAACATCATTTGTGTCTAATCCATTAATCTCAGTTTTGGTGAATGAAGCTATAATTTCATTTTTATATACTACATGGTTAGAGACAATCTTCATAAACATTTTAACCCATGTTAATGGATTTTCATTAAAGTCGAGAGAATTATCTACATCAGCATTTGGATCTTTCGATGCGGATGGAAATAAACTAAAAATTTTGTCTATGTTTAACACACAGATAAATATAATAAGAAAATTTGGGGAACCAACTATATAAATTGGTAGTATATACTGTTTAAACAACTAGTCTATTTATAATAATAGAATATATAAAGTTGTGGAATTAGTTGAATAAACACTTAATTTAATATAATATTCGCTTCTTTTTCAAGAATATTATAAACTGTAGAATAATGGTCTATTTCCATTTCTGTTTGAAAATATAAATCTCTCATTTTCTGATAATCAGAAACGACATCTTTTTGGTGAGGATTATTTGGATGATATTTATAAAGTTCATCCATGTTTTGTTTTATATGATCGAGACTAAAGACTAAGTCTTGTAGTATTCTGTCGATATTAGATAATCTAGGTTTAAAGTTAAGTGCTTGAACTTTAGCCATTTTAAAATATTTAAATGTGTGGAGATGGCGGCATCGAAGCCGCGTCTTACTAATTTTACTTTTCGTTCATTTACAAGCTTAGTCAATTTTTCAAAACTAACAAAATAAAAGGTTGGGTTAACATAGTTCCTTACCTTTAACTAACTAAGTGATATTTGTTTCCTAACACAAAGGACAATATTTGTATAGATTTCTGTTCCTAGGATTACTATATACCCGAAACTAATTAAGCTGTAACAGCTTCGTTAGCGCCAACGAAAGACATTGCATCTTCGAAGGTAAAAGTTGACTTTTCGTCAATTGAATTTTGAATACTTGATTTAAGAGTGTACACCCTAACTCTGCTTGCACTTAAAGCTGACATCAGTAATCAATACCTGTCATCCCCATGTTGAGCTCTTATAAGGTTCCAATCCTTACCTAACTAAGTGTAATACACCTCCTGTTGGATAAGAGCTTATTCTATTTCAACGGCACAGGACGTCTGCCATTACAGCAGCATATGGTCCTAATGATTTTACTCGACTCTCGAATCCTAAAGAAGCAACCCAACCAACAGCAGCAACCAAAATTTGGTTTGATTGATATCTTGGATCTGGATTTAGGTCTAAGTCAATATATTTAATTTTAATTACTCCTTCTTCTTTAAGATATTGAGCAACTTCAACACTGTTTACAACTTCTTTCCAAAGGCGTTCTTGGTTAGTCTTAAATCTTGGTAACTTTTCTTTAGCATATAAAACATGACCACCTTTATTTCCATAATGAAATACTAAAACAGTAGCAAACATAGATTGGTTGCGGTTGTTTTGAGAGTCTGTTCCAATATAGATTTGAACATCTTTCTTAGTTGCTAGAATATCTTTAACATATTCTAACAAGTCTATTTCTTTATGGTCTGCTAGGCGGTGAAATTTAAGTAACATAACTGTTTCATTTAAAATCGTTTATATGTTGAATTGGGTAAAAAGTTCTGTAAGCGTTTGCTTCTTGGTTACAATGTTTTTTGAAATTGTTTATTATTCCCAAAATGTTGTCTGAACCACATGGATTAGCTGAGTGGACTGTAACATCTTTTAAAACTAGATTATTATCCATACAATATTCAATTAACCATTTTGCTGCATCCATCCCCGTTTTTTCTTCAAAAGATTCATAATTAATCACCTCAACACCTTGGTATTGATTCGCAAAGTAGTCTTTCATATGCTCTTCTGCTAAATCATGATCAAAGGAAATCAAATCAGGTATCCCATTAGTTAAAATATAATCAACAAATTGTTGATAGTTTCTAACTACTACCCAATCTTCATCAACTGGAGTACGAATGTCATCTAAGTATAATCTCTTTTTCATTTTGAAGTAGGGGTGAGTAACAATCTCACTCCATAGGTTTTGCAGACCTATTAGCCGTCTCGACTAACCCTACTAATTATAAAACACAATAAAGGTTAATTACTCCTCATTAATACCTCAAAAAAGCGGTAATTCTGTGTTTTATATAAATATTAAAGTATTTCACTTTCATTTTGATTCGCCTTGATGATATTTTCTGATGAAAGATTATAGAATATATCACCTATTGAATCTTGAGTCAATAACCATTTTCTGAATTCTTCAATTGTGAATGTTTGTTGCATCTATTTTGATTTTTAAATAAAACAGCTTTTCTGGCCCTGAGAGGTACTGTTGCGAAGCTATTATATTAATGGTGACCATTACTATTAACTAGTTTCTGCTAACCTATGATTCATGAATTGCCTAAAATTCCAATCATTGTTTCTGTATAATATTAGGATCAAGAAACTGCTTATCTTAAATGTTTTAATTAAATGTTTATATCAAGATATAGAAATCGCTAACTATATATCTCCACTTGAAATAAACGGTTAAATACATTTAATATTAACAGAAGTTGCAACTCCTGAGAGAATATACTAAATGATATCTAAAATTTTGGATGCACTGTGGGGTTCGAACCCACATCTCTTGATGAAAATCAAGGTTTTATTCCAATTAAACTAAATGCATCACCCAAGGCTTTAACTGGTTTAACACTCCGTCGAGGTAAAGCTTGAATTTCACTATCTATATTTCGGCTGTTACGAATCTACTGCAGTAGGCTTGAATTCCACTCGCGAACTGGCTATACAGTAATGACGGACCATTGCTTGATTTTCACTGGAATTAACTATGGTGCTTTAATTTGATAAGCGACTCGTCTAATCGACGGAGGGATTGTGGCCCAATTCTCCAAAGTTAATGTCTTAGTTAGCATATTCTGCTGCAAGTTCATAGAGTTTTGAATTCAACTCCATATCCTGCTTGAAATTTTTAATCTTTCTTGCTTTACGATTTTTAACTCCATATGAATAATTAAACATTCCATGAACCAATTTTTCCTGTATTAAGTTATAAACTGACCAAAGATCATCACCACCATCTTCAATTCGAGTTGGTGTCAACAATTCATCAATATTTACATCAATTATTTTAAGTTCCTCTGGTTTAAAACGCAATTTTATAGCTTCATTAGCAAAGTTGATTATTTGCTTTTGAGTCAACTGAGTTTGTTTAAAGCTGTTCATACACTCAACTGTAAGTGGTAATTTTTCAACCAAGCTATTTACTATTTTTTCTAATTCCTCAAATTCGTAACCCATATGTCGAATCTTCAAATTTTCAAATTCCTTAGAACAAATCACCAAACCATTTTCACAAATCATTCTGAACATTCCTACAGTAAAAGTAAAAGCATTTTTACCATCATGAGAATTTGTCAAGAGAACTTGTGGGCAAGAATCATCTCCATCTTCCGCTTTAATAAATATGTCGTTGTTTCGAAAAACAACCAAATGTTTTTGATAGCCTATTGTATCTGCTTTTCGGGCTTTAACCTCTTTAGTGTCTACAACATTCCAACCCAAAAGAGCCATATCATCTATGATTCGCTCTGTAGAAATGTGAGAATAATGTTCGCTTGTATTAGGCGCCCCTTTAGTTTGAAAAATAGACGGTGCTAATTTTCTCATCTCACCTTTGGTGAGGAATGTTTGATTTGATAGATTTAACATGACCTTTATTTTTTATGATTTTAATTATCTTATTACCCAGGCAATATACGAAATAGTGACTGTGTAGCCAAATTTTTATTTAACTGTTATTATTGATGATCGATTAATATGTCCTTCTTGGGCATATTCAACATCAACTTCAATTGGAGATAAATGTATACAAAAAAATCTTTCTAATTCAGGATAACTGTTTTCGAGGTAGGCAAAATAGAACATAACTTTAATCTTTTAGTGATTGATGAAAGGCAATACAAAAACAAAAAAAACCAACCATTCTTCCAAAAATTGAATCTATAAACCATGTTAGGTTCCAACAAATAAAACTTCCTATTAACCAATATAATATTAAAACTATTAAAAATTTAAGTATTGTTTTCATAATTTTAAAAATTAAAGATTAAGCGGATCAAAGTTATTCCTATAAAATAGCTAAAAGCTATTCCTAAAACTATTTTTGAAATTTTATTTATCATTTTAAAGATTTTTTAATTTTGAATTTAAAACTAGGATTTCTTCATCTCCCACTTTAACCAACTTCCCAATCAAATCATCAATAACATAAATATTACCATAATTATCTTCAAATTCCATATCATCATTCCATTCATTTTCATTTTGAAGGATAGATTTTATTATTCCAGGTTTTGAAGAGGATTCTTTATGACCCCAACTATCTAAAACTTTTTCAAAGTAAACTATTTTGATTGGATTTGATTTCATAACCTTTATTTTAACTATTTGTGTATCGCAACTATACGAAACTAATTTTGAGTAGCCAACACTGATTTGATGTGTTTACAATTGCGATGGTAAGAAAAGCCTACACAGGTACAACTGTTACCATTCTGTAAATCAATAACCACTTCATAGTTACCGACTGTGTGTTTAACTCTTGTTACAGGAGCTATGTAAGCTTTGTATGGACGCAACTTGGAATATTCTTCCATTACCATATCCAGAGTAATATAATCGTCAATTTCAACCCATGTCCAAAATGAACGAACATAGCGTTTGTTGTTAGCAGCTAGAGTTACAATAACAGGAGGTTGCGGACCTTTAGTTTGGTTTGGGAAAAATAGTGACATAATTAATTATCTAAAAGTTTAATTTTTGCATCTTTATGTAAAGAGCGCCAATGGTTGGTACCTTTAAATTTAAATAAATAGTTTACACCATTTTCATTAATACAATGAAGGGTGGTTGGGTTCTTTTTAATAACTAAAAATATATGATGAGTTTCTTTTAAATGTTTACTAAACCCCTCTTTTTGGTAGTATGCATCTTCTGTTAATTTGAAAACTTGATTTTCATTAAGTTTACTAATTGTCATAACCGTTATTATTTTTGTGCGACAACAATATACGAAACGAGTCGCGAATAGCCACGCCTATTTAAATAAATGGCACACTCTTGCATACATTTTCGCAGAGTAGCGCAAATCCATTAAATTTGCTTCAATTTCGTATGGATTTTTGTCATAGCCTATATCTTCTTCAGCCTTTTCATAGCGACGCGCTGACCTTTTATTATATAATTGAATATAGTGGGTATATTCGTGAATAATAGTTGAAATTAAATCTTGAGGTGATGTTGTGTTATTTTTATATAAGTAGATTGATGGCGACTCCATTCCATAAGCATATTCACCTTTGTCTTTAATTTTGGGATTGTTGCGAATATATAATTTAGGTAATTGATTGTTGTAATTTGGTGGATATCCTAAATAGTGTGGGCAGTTTTCCAATATAGTTTTGGAAATATTTTTATATTGACTATTAGTTAATGATTTTACCCAATTATTCATATAAAAATAAATATTGGATATATTTAGTTTAAAATCACCTTATATCAATATATACTCATTTGATTAGTATTTTAAGTATGGATAAATTTCTTTTAACTCTTTTAGGTATTCAAGCCATTCAGAGTAATGGTATTCGTATTTCATCATGTTAATAATATACGAAATGGATAACAATTAGCCTATTATTTATGAGTATATATTTTTATCGAGCGTAAAGGTTTATAAGTAGTAAAAGTTATAATAGTTGGAAATAGGTGTTGAATTTGGTAATTTAGAAGCAGGTATATAATCTATATATGGATATAGGGAATCGAGGGTTTGAATTTGTTTTCGAGCTGGTTTTACATCCAACCCTTTTTTTATGCGCACGCCATACCGACGGACGACGGCGCGCGTGGTAGCTATCGGCGTTATATATACCGTATACCACCGTTATAACAACGGACTAACTACAAGCTAATATCTACCATATTTAGAACTACCTCGTTGTTTACAAAAAATAAAAGGGCAGGAATAATCCTGCCCTATATATCTACCCAATGAATTCTCAACTTGGGGACTTACACAAAAACCCTTCTTACTAGGCTACTACTTTCTTTGGACGACCGCGTTGAATTGTTTCTCCGTTTGCAACACGAACTGCTTGAGCGGCTAAACGAATACCACGAGCGCTATTTGGATTACTTGGGCGACCGCGTTTGCCAGCTGGTGCTTTAGCTTTTGGTTCCTTTTTTGCCTTAGGTACCTTAACTGCTTTCACCTTTGGCGCTACTACTGTTTCTGCTACATCACTTACTGTATCTTCAGTGCTGCGTTTTGCTGTTTTTCTACTTGACATGATTTGTTGTTTTTAATTTTATTGATTTATTTTATCCCGATTAATATACGATTGATGTTCTACTTATCCAAACACTTGTTGTAACGACTTTGACATTAACTTATTTTCCCAAATCAATGAACGCTCACCTAATATTGGAGCAATTGTGTTTGTAATATTTTCCTGCATTGTATTAAATGCTAACCAAGCTGTATTATCACTATCAACTAAACGATTTGATTTAAGTATAGATGGATTATTGATTAAATCAATCATACTATGAGTTTGTTGTTTAGTCATTCGTTTAAACTTGCTATAATGAGCAATTGATGAATCTTTTCTCATGTTTTGAACAACCTGATCTAATAAATGCTTAGCATCCGCTGCGTCAATAATATGATTAGCATATTTTACTACTGTGCCTGTAATATGATTTACAATGTTACCAACTGCATCAACATATAATTGCTGATTTAATTTATTATGTAATAAATCGCCGAATACTTGCTGTGTTGTTTTACCATCAAAACCATAAGCTCCGTTTGTACAAATTTGACGATATACTCCATTGTTCAATTCCAGTTGATCCTTTTTATAGTCATACATCATTGTAATAGTTGGAAAACTGTTACCGCTATCGTTTGGAATCATCTTTGTATTACGGAACTGTAACCACTGTTTTGCAGTTTTAACCAAATAAAAATCCTTCTTAGCCAATTCATCAAACACAAACGAGCGAGGTGGTATTCGAACAAACATGTCGTTACGAGGTAAAATGTCGACATCATTAATCACTTTATTTCCGCCAATTGCATGCGGTGTAGGTAAATTTGTTATTTTATTCATCGTTATTTATTTTTGTGCGTCAATAATATACGAATTGATTTTTGATTATCCTCATAAACTGGTATTAATTTACCATTTTTCATTTCATAACTTATTGGTTGGCGGAGATTATTTTTACGATTATAACCTCCGCCTTTAACTGAACTACCTGAACATTTACCCATATTGTTGATTTAATTATTCTTTATCTTCAAACGATTCTTCAACTACTGTACCATAATAAATGCTGCTATTTAATATTTGGAAACCAAATTTAAGATTAACATTGCCATTTCTATTTTTGGTAAACTCAAGTGATGTTGCTTCAGTTTTTGGATCACGACGAAGCTCTAATGCTGCATCCATCATATGTTTTAATTTATTTGAACCAACGAACACTCCACCTTTAGTAACTTGTTGAATCAGTAAAAATGTTGTAAATTTATGTCCTTTATTTTCACCTTTGTTGTTTTTGTAACAAATATCTACTAACCAAGACTCAGCCATTTTACGATCCCAATTGTTATCATTTCTAACTGCATCTAATACTTCGGCAACAGAGTCAATTAATATTAAATCATAACCTTTGTCGAATAATTGCTCCATAACATCTTTGGTATTGTATTCAGCATAATCGCTTGTAAATAATGTATCAATTATACCAAAATGTTTAAAACGTTCAGTATATTTGAACATTTGCTTTTTACCCATTTCACCTGAGATGAATAAACATTTACGATTTTTATTACGATTTTGCACTTGTGCCATCAAATCCAATAAAATTGTTGTTTTTCCGACACCTGGATCTCCAATACACATAATATTTGTTGAACATGGAACACCACCTTCATGCGAAATGAGTTTATCTAATGCAGTACCGGAAAGCATTGACTCAAGCATACCTGGATTGATATCCAATTCATTTAACTTTTGAATTGAATCGAAATTAATCAATGATGGAACATAAGTAGCATTCATTGTTACTTTTGATGGGCGACCTCTTTTTTTCTTTTCAGTATTCATTGGTTTTGTTATTTTTTTGTGCGTGATCAATATACGAAATGGTGATTAATGAGCCACCTCTGTTGTATCGAATTGTTTTACTATATTTTTATACGAATTTTCAAAATCTTCCGCGAGTAATGCGTTAATTGCGCGAAGTTGCTTAATTAATACCCAAACTGTTTTAGCATCTTTGGTACCATTGCGCATTCCCATCAATCCACCTTTAATTTTGCGTTCAAGCTGCTCTTCGTAACTGATATTCATAATTTTTTTGTGTTTTTGTGTGCCAACAATATACGAAACGGATCGCGGATAGCCACATTTACTATCGAACTTCAACAGCATTTCTAAAGAAATCGGCAGGAACGCGATATCTTTTACCTTTTTGCGTAACAGTGCTAATTGGAAACTTGGGTTTGTGATTATCAATTGCCAATACTTCAAAAGTCGTATTCTTATTGCGAAATTTGCGCCCAATCAACGATTCTAGTGTACCAATTTTAATCGGCTTAATTCCAGCTGAATCAAGAGCTGTTAACTTAACGCGCATTTCTGCGGCTGTATAGTGGATAGTTCCAATGTTTATTTTAACACCCATTGACTCTTCAACAACTGCTAATGCTTTTTGTAATTCTTTACGGAATTGGGACGGATTCATCATTTTTTGCGCTTTTTGTGCATACTTAATATACGAAACGGGACGCGACTAACCAACCTTTTTGGCAGGACGACCACGCTTGCCACCACTTTTGGCAGTTTTAGCAGCTTGTATAGCCAATTTAGCGGCTTTCTCCAACTCATTTAACGGTTTTCTACCGCGCTTGCCACCTGTAGGCACATATTTTGCCGCTTTATTAGCATTCGTTGTTAAAACGGTTGAACCGCGTTTTCTTCCGCGTGGATTACCTGTAGGTACATAAGCTGGCTTGGCAACAGTGTTTGGATTGCGAGGACGGCCACGCTTACCGCCTGTAGTCTTAACTTTATATTTCTTTTCTTCAGTTACATCTGAAAAATAATTCATTAAGTTAAGTGCATATGGATGAACAATCAACTGATCTAAATCATAATTGAATATGGCACCTGAGTTATCATAAACTTCGTAGCCACCATTTTTAAAATATGGATGAATATTTGGTGGGTATACTGCTTTAAGAAATAATTGCACATTTGGCTCCTCAAAATATGGAGCTGGTAATACGCGAATACCTTCAGAAAAGCATAAAAAACGCAAATCAACTTCCTCATAAAACTTACGAGTACCAATCGCTGCTTCTCTTTCAACTATTTTCATGATCTTTGCGCTTTTTGTGCGAATTCAATATACGAAAGTGGTTCGACACAGCCACAGAATCGCGAAAATAAGGGAATTTAACGTAGACTTTTTAGAAAGGATATAAGTCGTCGATAAAGTAAGGGTTGGAAAAGCGGGGGAAAGGGTTTGGGCCCCGTCGAGTTATATACCGTGACAAACCAACAGTTGGTCACATACTATCGAAATATCAGTGTTATGTCTACTAGAAATCATTCCCACTTGACAACTTTGGTCACATTTGTACACCTATAAAGTGTTTATAATTGTATTTACTGTTGGGTAGTAATGTAATTTATTATCCACATCCCTTATTTTTATTTGCTCACGTACTGGATAATCTATAGCTGAATATCCACTAATTATATGTTCTTTTTCCATTATACGATTACTTCCTGGGAACATTACTATAACACTAATTTTAATATTTTTTGCTACCATTTTCATTATTTATTTTATGCAAATAATATATGAATAAAATTGTACTAACCACGCCTATTTAAGCTACTTGTAACAACGCTGCAGCAGTAGCATCGCTACCTATTTCGCTTAGGTGAGACGAATCAATATCATACAAGCGGATGTTGTTACATTCCAAGTCGTGTTTTATCTCCCCGTTTTCTGTTTCCTTAATAGACAATACTAAACACCACAACAATTTTTGGTTACCAAGGTGGAATGTTACCACATTGCCTATTTTGAATTTATTTTTCATCTCTTTCAATAATTTTAACTAAATAATGAGCCGCTCCTAAAATAATTATAATAGCAAATATTATAAATGTTTTCATAGTGTGTTTATATATTTTTTAGCAACTTTTTTATTCACATTCTTAAGGATGGTTACTACTTTAAATAAGTTATTTTCTTCTAAGTATATTTCCCTTACAATTTTATATTTGTTGTTGTATGGTAATATTTTGTACTTTATATTTTTCATTTTATTAATGTTACATTTCCTTTTTTAATGAATTGATTGTCATATATATTATATTCTAAATAATAAGCATATACACCTACTGAACATGCTTTAGTTCCATAATGCCCATCCCAACTATATCTACCGTTTGATTCGTAAACCAACTCACCCCATCTATCATATATTCTAAATCCTTTAATTTTAGTTATCTCTCCTGTTATTGGATAGAACTCATCATTAATGCCATCTCCATTAGGTGAGAATGCATTTGGAATATACAAATAATCTGTTGGTAAAACTATTACAACAACGCTATCTAAATAATAACATCCGTTTCCACCATCACACCAAACATAATAAGTAGTTGTTGAAGTTGGTGACACTAATGAATAATAGCCATTATCCCCATTAGACCAATTGTAATTATAATTGCTAATAAAACTACTTGACAATGTTACTTGGTCTCCATTATATATTTGTGTATCACAACACGCTTCAAAATAAATTATTGGATTTGTTCCTACTATAATGCTATCTACTATTATACATCCATTCGCATCTGTGATTGTTACATTATAAGTTCCAAAATCTAATGCTTCTATAATTTGTGTTGTATCACCTGTATTCCATGAATAAGTATATGGTGAAGTTCCTCCATATGCCTGAATTGTTGTCCAACCATTACTTGCATCAACACAAGATTCATTTTGAGCGTAAATACTATCTACTAATAATGTTGGTTGGTAGATTGTAAATGATGTTTGCCAACTGTTCATAAAAAATGGTAATATTTGAGGGCAAAATGAAGCATCAGTCATAGACACTATATAACTACCTGCTATTAATCCACTTGTTGTTAAACCAATATCACCATTACTCCAACTTACTATATAAGGTGGAATACCACCTTGAGGAATAAGTGTTGCTGTTGCATTATTGTCTCCAAAACACAATAAACTATCAAACGTTAGAGTAGCCCAAATACTATCAGGTTGTGTTAATGTTAATGTTGTATCAGTTGAACAACCATTAGCATCTGTTGTAGTGACTGAATAGCTACCATCACATAAATTATTTCCATTACCTATTGACCAAACATTTGTTATAGGAGCTACTCCACTGTCCATTTGTATAATAATCGACCCATTATATGCTCCAAAACAAGTTGGGTTAGTTATAATATAAGTCAAATCTAGATTACAAGGATTAGAACAAACAGCAGCTACTAATTGATATGGAATTAAAGGACATGATTGGTTTACCCACGACCCTGCAGTTCCATCACCTAATGCTGTTACTAATACTGATAAATCTAAAGCATTACAAGCCGCTAATGTAGTTATTTCAAAACAAAAACCCCATTGACAGGTTCCTGTTTGTGTATAATCTCCCCAATCATTTCCTGGGTTACCGTCTAATGTATTATTGAAGTTATATGTGTCATAAAAGAAACCGGGTCCGAATGTTAATCCAGAATTAGTTGAAGTAACTGAATTATAAAATCCCCATTGACCAAATGTACTACAAGAATTAGGTAATAATATAGGTGTCAATGTTGATAAGTCCCAACCTGGACCGAATGTTAAATCAAATCCTTCAATCCAGTTAGATGATACTTGATTAAAACCATTCATATTATAACAGAAAGTTACTGTTGTTGAAGGAGCATAAGTTCCATTAGTGGGTAAAGGTGATACTGTTGATGTTTCAGTACCAGCACACTGACCAAATGATTTAACTGATATTATCAGTAATGTTGAAAATACTACCCACCAGAATAATACTTTGAGAGCAAAGTTATTGCTTATTTTTGTTTTCATATTTTTTAAAATTTTTTATATAAAATTATGTATTTCCTTCCTGATAACCAAGGTACTGAATACCATAAATAACATTTGTGTCCGTTTGTTATATCTGGTAGATCAATTTTTGGTTTAAATGTTTCCAAAGCTACTTTAATAACTAATAAAGCTATTAGTATCCAACACAATAATTGTGGTATGATTAATGTTAATGTCATAATTTTTCACCTAAATAATCAGCAGGATTTGGATATTTCGGATTATTAAAAATTAAATCATATACTAACCTCATAAATGATGAAGTTACACTATGTTGTCTTGCTTTTATTATTATTTGTTTATCCATTTTATAAAAAATTATTTGCTATTAATACTCCAAAATATATTGCAAACCCAACTCCCCAACATATACCCATGGATATATCAAATAACATTGTAAGTGATAAATCATCCCACCCTCTTATATCTTTCCATTCTTTCTTTTGAACCACCACTTTTAATATAGATAAACACCAACTTATTAACCATAATAAATTTAAAAATATCCATATTCCTAAAAATATTTTAACATCTTGTTCTGTTAAAGGAGCACTAGGTCCTGAATTGTAAGGTATAGGCATTATTATTGGCATCATTTGTTGTAATAACATAGTTTTTATTTTATTTTATTAATGTATGAAGAATCTTCTGCATAGCCGACATTTTCTAAAAAGGAGTGATAATATTTTTCAGTAAAGTAAGTTTGTTGAAACAGTAGATAATCTTTTGCACTTGACACCCAATTATCATAAACAGCATATGTGTATTTACCCACCTTATACTTACCAATAGCAGTTGTTTGTCTCCTACTTGGATAAGTCATTCCCATCAAGTTGTTAGTCTGATGAAATATATTTGAATTAAAATTAGCAGACTCAATTTTCATTTGCTTAATTACTAATTCAGGAAAATAACAATTCCATTTTACTAAACTATCTAATAAATTCTGTTCAGTTAACGGAGGTACTGTTTTAATGTGTAAAAATTTTTTAACATCTTTACATTGAGATATTCCTATCGGTGTTGTAATACCAATTATAACGATAAAGAGAATAGTAACTAAAGGCCATCTCCAAACTCGTTTCTCCTTTATAGGTAAAAGAGTTTCAGAATCATACCTATAGATAAATCCATCTTTAGATTTATATGTCTTTATCATTTAATTAAGTTGTGAATTGTTAACTTGAATTTGCGTTTAAAACATTTCCACTGAAGAATAACAGGTATTACCTCTTTATGATTTTGAGCTTTTAGAATTAATCTACCTAATTGAGGATATTTTTTACACCATTTAAACATTTCATTATGGTCCCAATTCTTCATCCATATTTTTTCCTTTTTAAGCCAATAACCTATAGTTGAACCTCTATTAGTTATTCTATCTTCAAAATTAATACAAACATCATTATCAGATGTAAGTATAACTTCTATATATTGATTATTAGGTAAAAGTAATTTATTCATTAATTAATTGTTGTTGAACAGGATAATGAGCGGGTATTCTAATTTTCATCTCTCCCATTTGTTCTTCTTTGAAACCAAATGTAAAGAATTGATGACCTCTAATATATGCTTTGAGGTGTTTTTTCTCGAACGCTCGTTCTTGAGGTGAGGTAAAATCAGTTAATTTACCTAAAAATTTTCTCGATACTACTTTTTTATCTTTTTTCATAATTTTGATTAAATCATTCTAAGATTGTTTAACACTTTCCAAACTGTTCCTTGATCATCCATTACATTAATAAATTCATATGTTTTGGAGATATTGAAATATGAACTAAATAAATTTTCTTCATATGGTAATGATACAATTTTACACCTTAAAGGAGACATTAAGATTTCCCATCCTCCTGTTCCTGCGGGTACTCGTGTGGAGTAATCTCCCTGTTTACCTGTATTTAGATTGAGGTGATAGCTATTATCCCTTGGATAACAATATTTACCAATATTTGAGTTTGAAGTTGGAATTGTTTCTTCCACTTCAATTTCATTCACCTGGAATGTAATTTGAAACTGTTTCTTCTTCATAAATTTTTATTGAGTTTAATTTTGTAACATTTATTGCTACTCCTTGAATTGTAATCTGAAAATCCCAACCTAATATTTGGTTTGGTCCAAAGTAAGTTATAACTCCACCACCCTTAGTATTGCCTTTAGGTGTTTCAACATCAATTATACACCATTTATTAAGGTATTTTTTATTTAAAGAGTTTATTAAGTGTTGTTGCATAACCTTTATTTGTATTTAATATATGAAGCGAGTCGCGGATAGCCAAATTAGTCACTAAAACGAATTGAAATTACTTTTACATTTTCAATTTCATCAAATACGTGTTCTTCAACATCTATAGTTTGATAATAATCATCACTTCCATTACCATTATCTTTATGTAAATTTGCTACATAAACTTCAGTATATGGATTTACCCACATCAATTTATCTCTTAATTCTCCAACTGTCATAACCTTTATTTATTTTGTGTGCCACGACTATACGAAACCAATCTGACTAAGCCAAATTAGTTAATGGTTTCTTTTTGATACTATATTCTTGAATCAACTCCAATTCAATTGAAATTAACCAACACATATTTTCAAATGCTTTATAATCATAATCAATTAAAGCAATTAATTGGTCATCAGGTAATTGGGATATGATTTGTAAGGAGTTCATTCATCATCTTTTTTAGAATGCTTTTTTTTAGGTTTTATTTTACCTAAACGAATTTGCTCAGCAAACCATAATTTTAATGTTTCGAATTTTTGAGAATTTGACGATTTTGACATAACTTATTTATTTAATTCATTTATTGTTTTAACAATTTGATCACAAGCTTCATAATGCTCTTTTTCAATATAATATTTAAGGTTTTCTTGTAGTGTTTCTGCGAAATCTTTTTTCTCTAAAGTTAAATCATAAGTTGCAGATTCTTCTTCACATTTAACTGATAATATGTGAATGTAATTTTTTTTAGTATCTAAATTAGATAATATTCCCTCAACTATAAATTTTGAAAAATCATAGGTTTTTTCATTAATAAATTTTTCGAATTCTTTAAGATTAGATGCTTCTAATAATTCAGCCATATTAAAATAAATTTAAGAATTTTTTACTTATTGTTTTTTCTTTTAACTTATTATTTTTCTCATCAACTTTTAACAAACCATTTGCTATTTTTTCTAATTTGTCAGATTTTTGATTAAAATAATTATTCTTTTTCACCTTTTTCATACAATTATACATATTAATTATATCCTAGAAATTAATTCAGAACCATCATCCACAGTAGGTAATTTAGGAGGCCCATTTAATCCTAATTCATCAAGTCGCTGTTTAGTATAATCATCAACTTCCCATTCAATTTCACTCTTGTTGACTGTTTTATAATCTTCAATTCCCTGTAATTGTTTATTATTAAATAAGTCACCTATGTATATAAAATAACAATTATAACACAATAATTCAATATTATCTACTCCAAAATTAGTTTTGTTATTATCTTTAAAATTAAGGACTAATGGTATTTGGTAGTCACTAACTCGACGCTCATGATAACCACATTTATAACATTCATCGTTTAAATAACCTTCTTGAATCAGCCTCCACTTAATTTTATGTGGGTCAAAACTAGCTGAGTTTGCTCTACCCTCTACTATATCTGCTAAATGTGGTTCTCGGCGATTATTTTTAAGAAATTTAGGAATACCTTTACCATGTCTGTTTTTTTGCTTATCAAATAAAGTTACACCCTCTTCATCTTTATATAGCTTAAGATATTTCTTAAGGTGTTGATAAGAACAATTTAAATAACGAGCACACGCCCTAACAGAATGGGTTTTAGCCATTGCAGCAAGACATTGCTCTTTAGACAAAAACTTTTTATTAGGCATTTAGTTGATTCCATTCATCTTTTTTCTATGTTGACTTTGAGCTTCGTTATATCGCTTAAAATCCTCATTTTCTAAAATAACTATTTCATTATATGTATCATCTCCAGTACCTAACTGAACTGTTACCGGCTGTTTAGGTTGAATATCTGAGCATTTAACACAAGTTGTTGTTGTGGGTATAGCTTTAATTCTACCTTCTGGTATAATTGAATCACATTTTTTACAATTTCTTACTACTTTTTTTGGTCTTGACATAACTTTTATTTAGTTGTTTCTTCAAATCTGTTTATAAATTCCCATAACTTGAGAGCAGTATCAATTGTAATTTCTTGAGGTTCTTTATCATCCTCTTCATATACTAAGGGTTCAGTATGAGCAGTATATAAATACCACATTATAATTTCATATTTCCATCCACCATATTTTAATAAAACTAAATCTTCAAATACATTTAAGAATGGTAATTCATATTCAGATAAGTCTAAATTAAAATCTTCTTTAAGTATAAATGAACGCTCTAGTAGATTATCCATTATATTAATCATATTAATGAAAATATCTGCTTCGTTTTTTAATTTAGACTCTTTAGATTCTTCAAAGTGTAAATTTTTTCCAAAATCCTTTATTGTAATCATTTTATTGAATAAATATTTAAAAACTGTTTTAGAGTCAACTGCTTGCGTTTAGCAAACCATTTAGCTGCTCCTAAACGGGATAAAGCTAATGTCTTACCTAACTTTTCTTCTAATAAATCTCGTTTTGAATAATAGTGATAGTATTTCATATATGTAATTTAGTTAAAATTGATTGTGGATTTTTTGTTGTTTGATAAAATGAATATAATCCCTTTTCTAACTCAAATTCAGACCACTCAAACATTGGTCTGTGAGGTTGTTCTACAGCCCATCCCCACATCTGTTTTATACCATCTCCTAAACTAGTTTTATGTTTAAAATCTAACAACTTAACTGATTTGTCCCATGTTGTAATAGCATGTTTAACTTCATGGCGTCCCTCTTTATGAATTATAGTAACTAATGTTGGTAATATATCATTCATTATTTCAGCAGCTTTATTGATACTATATTCAACTATTCCCCCAAGATTAATTATCTGCTTAGATGCTTCTGGTCGGCTTGCTGCATTCCACATTGGTTCCAAAATGTCGTCTATGTAACTAAATGCTCTGGTTTGGTTTCCGTCTCCATAAATTGTTAATGGTTGGTGATTTATATATTGGTTCATCCAAATACCTAAAACATTTCTATATTTGTCCCAAATGTTTTGGTTGCGACCATAAATGTTGTGTGGTCTTAGGATACACCAATCCAACCCATGTTGTTCACCTGCTATTTGAATATCCATTTCGCAAGCATATTTTGCTACTCCGTAGGGGTCGATTGGAGCTGGTGTTTGTGTTTCATCAAATATCCCTCCTTTACCATGTCCATAAACTGCTAAAGTGCTTGTGAAAATTAAACGCTCAACATTATATTTAATACAGTTGTTAACTACATTTGCAGTAGCAACTAAGTTGTTATTGTAATTATAAGTGCGTATAAACGGCGATAACCCTTCGGCGGCATAGGCTGCAAAATGGTAAACATAAGTTGGTTTATAGGTGTTAAAATAATAGTCTAAAGCCGATTTATTATTAACATCCATTTTAATAAATTTAACTTTAGGATTGATATTTGATTCATATCCACCTGATAGATCATCTATACCCAACACATCATATTCAGGGTGATTTTCAATTATCCAATCGGCTAATCTACTACCTACTAATCCTGCTACTCCTGTTATTAAAATTGTTTTATTCATATTTTATTCCTTTAATTAACTGACCTTTTGGTTTGTGACTGTTGTTTTCAAATAACTGAGGCGCAAATCCCCATTTGTAGTAATAGACTTGAGCTGCTGGTGACTCAGTTGCTTTAAACATAGTTGCCTCTTTACCATTTTTTGTTGCGCTGCTACCAAAGTGGTAAAAGCGGATATTTCTAGTTCTGTAGAACTTAATATCATTTAAATCTAACTTGAGGAAAAAATCCCAATCACAAATAAAAGGTGAAGGATAGCCAGTATCAAAGCCGCCTACTATCATATAATCTTTTTTAGTTATTAAGAATGGAAATATTCCACCATCCATATCAATTTTAGATCTTTTTATATCTGTTATATGTCTAATATTTTTTTCTCTTTCTATGAATTCATCATATCTAAAATCTTTAGCAGTGCGACCAAAATCATAGATAGGAAAATTAAAGATACTAGGGCCTACTGGTTCAATTTGGTCTATTGTTAAACAGGTACCTTCTCCTTTGAAATCAGCTTCTACTATTTTATCCCATTCTGAACAAAACACATTGTCGTCATTTACAATTAATATCTTTTCGTTTGATGCTTGATAAACTGCTAGATTTAATGCCGTTTGCATTCCCTGATTTTGACCTAAATCGAGGACACTAATCGACTCTTTCCATTTGTCTAAAACCCACTGAGATTCTTCTATATAACCATCTACAGATACAATAATTTCGTTTTTGTTGACCTGGTTTTCAATAATCGACTTGAGACAGAGGTCAAGCATTTCTGGGTTGCGGTAGGTTGGTATAATGACTGTTATCATTTATTTATAGTTTTATTATTAATTAACTCCCAATCTACTGTTGGTGACATTAATCCCTCCATACAGTGGGTACTGAGTCCTGGCATTGGAGATAATATAAAACGGCCCCTAGTTTCAGCTAAATGGATCCATTTGTTATGGTCTCCTTCTACAGCTGTTAATATATCATAATCTTCTAAAAATATTTTCTTGTTTACTATATAGCTACCGCAAGTACTGACTGTTGTTCTCCAATGTCTCCAGTTACCACAAATTATTTTTGACACTAAATCTGGATATAATCTAGTGTATTTGTCTTTATGATCGTATAAGCTAATATAATTAAGACCACTGTAGCAGTAGATTAAGTCTCCCACTTCACCAATCCATCCATTTTGATGTAAGTAGTCGTTTTCAACAAAATAGAATAAGTCGTCGTCACTCATATCTTCACTTAACAGCTTAGCTAATTGATACATTTGACATGCTGCTTTCCACATTGTACCACCTTCAATTTCATGGATATTACATTTATCTTTATATTTAATTAACCAGTTTGTTTCTAGTGGACCATTAGCTTTATCATAAACGACATGAAGTTCTATTGGATGAAGATCAAAATGTAGGGTTGATAAAAAATTTCTAAAACAGTTCTCAAAGTCGAACCAGGATGGTCTCCCCCTATTGTCAGTTCCTGACACATTTTGGTGACTATATAGTATTTTTAATTTCATCTTTTGGATAATATTTGTTATATAATTCTTCTTCTTTTATTGAACATTCGTTGCATTGAATTCCCCTTCCAACTGTATTTAAAAATTGATCATATTTATTTAAGTTATCTAACTCCTTGGTTTGTTCTTCCGTTAAATTATCTTTTTCAAAATAGTTCCACCATTCTTGACCATATTTTTCTTTAAGTGCTTCCATTTCAGGAATAGGTAAACACATTGATATAAATCCATTATAACAATTTTCCTTTTCTTGGCCACAATGTTGACAAATTTGAATCATTTTTTATTAATTAATTTATTGTTTTGTAACATAAACCCATTATCAGTTAAACCAATAGCATATCCTTGATCTTTAATATTAACTTTAGCATATTGTAACCAAATATTATTTTTTTGACCCACTTTCCTCTTTTTATCCAATCCCTCAATATATAATTGGATTGGTTGATATTCTTCAATAAATTGGTTTATAACAGCTATTACTGTTGATATTATTTTAAAAAAATGTTTTGTCGTTGTTTTAAACGCTTCTACACCTTGATTATTAATATCAAATTCTACCTCAAAACTATTAACTCCGGTTTTAAAACGGTGGAAAAACACTCTAATTTGATTAGTTTGATCATCATTAAATCTAGTAAATATTGAATTTCCTTTTTCTTCAAATTTAAATTTATTTTGGTAGGGTTTAATTAATTGCCCAATTTCTTGGAGTTTTTGTTCCGATTCATTTAAATTTTGTCTATAATTTTTTAACGATCGAGCCATAATTTTATTTCTTTGTATTAGGAATATATGAATAAGGGCTTGGATATCCAGCTTTTATGAAATCTGGAGCTAGCATATCAGTATATCTGAAATGGCAGCTCCATCTAATTGTATCATTTAAAATAGGACCTGATTCATGAACTAAGAGGGTACTAAATATTGCTATGTCGCCTACTTTCATTGTTGGTTGAATTGACTCTCCTTCATAATCTACTTCAGCAAAGCCTCCATTGATTTTGTTCTGTAATACTCCATTTTTATGTGAACCAGGATAAATAATAATCGATCCATTCTCTTTGTTTACATCAACTAATGGAACCCAAACAACTAAACTATTTAATGATGCCTCCATTGAAGGCCAATCTTGGTGTTTAGGAGTCATATAATACTCCTTTGATTTAGCTAATTTAGGATGATTAAAATATAGGACTGGTCGAGTACAAACATTTGGATAAACTATACCTAATTCTTCAAGATATCCTAGTAGCTCAGGATCAAAAGCTAATTGATATAATTGAGGCAATCCCGTCTGAATCAATTTACCACAGTTAATAAAAACATTAGGATGTTCGTTAAATAAACGAATCATATTTTCTTGTAAATTATGATAACCTAAGTTAGTAGGTGAATAAATATCATAACCAAAATGTTTAAATTGGATATCAAATATAAATTTAGCATTATTATATAATTGACTAAGCCTTCCTACATTAAAGAAATCTCTTAGTATAATATAACCGTCTGTTTCTAGTTTATTTTGTAGCATAGCCTATTCCTGTTTTGCCGAAACCATTACCGTTATAAAACATTATTAATTTATCATTTTCTTTTATTATATATGGGTAAGCTACCATTTCTGAGTCCCACCCTTCAGATGATATATCTAAATCTACTTCTTTATTTCTAATCCATTCATTGTTAATTAAAGTGGCTGATTTTACTTTATAAGATTCATTAGTATTATTTCTATAAGAAAATCTGCCTCTAACTGAAAACCAAGCTTGATTACCAATCATTTGAAAAGAAGCAATCCCACCTTCGTTCTCTTCTAAAGGTATAGCTATTTTATTTGTTGGTGTCCAATCAATACCATTATTAGATATAGCTATTTTTATATCATACGTAGGCTCTAATTTTCCATTATTATCAATCCACTCTCTACAAGATAAATAATACATAATCCATTCATCGTTTGTTTTAAATACTTTAGCAGTACCTATAAAACCAGGTTCTAGAATACTTGAATTAAATATAGGACCATCTGAATATTTTTCCCAATTAACTCCATTATCTTTACTTACAGCTAATCCTAATGTATTATGATATGGGATATCTTTTCTTAGTGACCAACCGATATAATAAAGATACTTTATATTATTATTCAATGTTATAATATCAGTAGGCATTACCCCGTAATGATCAAAAGATCCAGGTTTACCTAATGGTATATCAATTTCGATAGGAGAGATACATTGTTTAAGATTATGTTTAAAAACAGAAATAAACATCGGAACACTACATCCATTCTCATTTCTAGTTGAATAATATATTTTATAAGTAGCAGGATATGTATCTACAACAGGAAGTTGAGCATGATGTTCGTTAAATATATTATCTTGTTTAATCCAATTCATTTTAAGCTGTTGGTATTCTAAATGCTAACTCATCAGTAAATGTCCAAACAGTATCAAGATGATATATTCTTTTATCTAATTTTTTAGCACAATCATGAACCGCTTCTCTAACAGATTCCCAAGTCCAATCATCTCCTATTAATACAGCATTAGGCCATATTTCTGCACATTTCATTACGTCATGTACTACTCCTTCATAGTGATGGTGAGCATCAATATAAATTAATTCTACTGGGATATCTAATTTTTTTAAAATTTCTAATCCCTCTTCCGTTTTAGCTCTTATTGGAGTTAAATGGTGTTGATGATCCCAATTATTTTGTAGGAAGGATTCCCATAAAGTAGCAATATGACTTAAATCAGTTATATTTCCATGCTCATCTGTTGGTTTAACTTTTCCAGTTTCATGATCTACTTCAGGATGACCTGTAGTGTCTCCATTTGTATGATCTTTCCAATCTTTAGACCAATGATCAACACAAATAACATGAGAATTGGGAGCCCTATTTAGAATAAAATTTGTAGATCCTGCACCTGTCCAACTACCTAATTCAAGAATAAATTCAGGTTTAAGTTCTTGTATGTAATGATCTAACAATAGAGCATTACCCTGACAAAACCATCCATGAGTATCAGGAGGTGTTGTTGGTTTTTCTTTAGGCCAAGTAAATAATTTTTTTACTTCTTTAATTTTTTTCTCTGTATTTTCCATTTTATTCTTTTTTCTTTGCTGGTGAACCAATCCAAGTTTCATTATTAGGGATAGATTTTGTAACAACACTTCCCATTCCTACTATACTATTTTCTCCAATTGTTACTCCATCTCTGATAGTTGAATTTACTCCTAACCATGCTCCCTTTTTAATGTTGCAATGACCTGAAATAACAACATGGCTACTAATAAAGCAATTATCTTCAACTATACTGTGGTGTCCTAAGTGATTACCACTCCACATTACCACATTGTTACCTACTTTAGTAAATGGTTGTATTGTATTATCTTCAAGTATAAAGCAATTTTCACCAACTTGCGTATTAAATGTAGTTGCTTTAGATGATATATAGCTGATGAATTTATATCCCTTTTTTAAACCTTCATTATAAATTTTTTCCCTCAACTTATTATCAGCCAATGGAGCAAATAATAAATATTCATCAGGTTCAAAATAATTTTCTAAATCTTCCCAAGACCATATAGGTAATAATTGAAACATATTTTCTTTAGGCCTATATTCTTTAGTTGTTGTATAACCTATAACTTGATATCGAGAATCATTCCTTAAATAATATGTAGCTAATTCAGCTAAATCATTTATACCGAAAATAATTACTCTGTTTGTTGGAAAATTTATACTTGGAGCTAATTTACTCATATCCTTTTTTTATTTCAATACCTTCATATTCAGTAATATACGGAATAGAATTGAATCCTAAAATTGATTTTTGTTTTGGAGTTAATTGTTCTTTTATTTCAGGTGGTAATGCTGTTGGTATGTCGAACATTTGCTTAATAAACCAGCGAGTAAATGTTGCAATCATAGCCCAACGAGTTCCTTTTGTTTTATTTTCTGTTGTACCATGCCAAAGCCTACTATCCCATATGAGAATATCTCCTGCTTTAGCTTCAACCTCGATTGGTTGAAATTTATTATACCATCCTGGAGGATTTTTAGCATATTTTCCTGATTGATGTGATTCAGGTACAACTGTTGTGCAACCATTTTTAATAGTACTATTTTCTAACATTATAGCCACTTGCATAGCCAACACTTCATCCCCTTTGTAGGGTATAAAGCTGTCGATATGCAATGGTAATGCTGTATTAGATGAACGGGCTCCAAAATGTCTTAGTATATAGTTTGGTTGGTCTTGGGGGATTGCTTTATACCATTTGTCGTTTAGAAAATGGATTAGAATTTGCTCAACTTTTTTAGACTTAAACAACGAGTGAATAAAGTTGATATCTTTATTCTGAAGATTATATAAGTTGGGTGAATTGAGATTTAAATATGGTGTCTCCTGTGATATTTTATCTTTAGTTTCCTCATAATATTTTTTAACTAAAAGTAGTAAATATGCTACCTCTGTTTTATCATATACTTGAGGTATTATGCAGTAGCCGTTTTTTTGGATTTGGTCTATGTGATCTGATCTCATAAATTCTTTATAAATGTTAGTTTTAATTGCCCATTCTTTATCAATTGGAACAGAACCCCAAATTAAGTAACAAGCCTCTTTATAATTCATTACCAATTAATTTCACAAAATTTATTACAATAATGACATCTAAATTCTTTGTGTTCAACTTTACTTCTAGGCCAAAATCTTCCAGTTTCTTTCCAAATATAATTATGTATTCCAATAAAACATAAAATTTTTCTAATCATAACTATTTTTTATAGCAGTAAACAGTATATTCGTAAGGTAAGTAGTCAGCTTTAATAACAAAATCACAAAATAATACATCCTTACAAAGTTGTTGGATTTGATCTAAGCTAACAGCAAATAAATTGGTTCTATCTTTAGAAATATTAGTAGACATTACATTAAATGCTAACCCTTTATTCACCTTAGTCCACAATTTGAATATTGTTGGTGTAAAAAAATCATAAAACATTTGATTCCAAGTTAATTCCCTTTTTTCAGTGAATACTCCATCTGCAATTATATAATCAAATTTACCCAACTGTTCAAATGACATTAATGATATAGGTTCAATATCTGGATTTAGGATATCCATTCGATAGAATTGATTTTGAGGAAACTTATAGTTACATAAGTCGATAAATGATTGATTTATATCTAACCCTGAGTAAATTGGTGGGAAATCTTTATTAGCTAGTAACCATTCATAAAAATGACCTGCTCCACAACCGAAATCTAATATACTACTGTTTGCAATACCACCTATACCCTTTTCTCTTATAACTCCGTACATGGTTTCATGTCGCTTGAGAGTGTCTTGATGGTTAGGCCAGTCAACACCTAAATGAGTGTCACCATGAATTTGGAAACAGTTGTTATAATGTTCAGCAATCTTTAAGTAAGATTGATTATTCTTATCACCTTCATACCCATCCACATCATTTCTTTCTTTAGTATATTTTTCATTTAAAATTCCCATTATATTAATTCGTATTTATTTAATTGCTCCTTGATATACTCTTTTGGATATGTAAACAGTAAATCTAAAATTGAGGTATATGGATTTTCAAACTGCACTTCTCCCATTTTAATAAAACTTAATCTAATTCCGTCTAATCGAAAATCATCCTTGAAATATAATTCTTTACCCCCAATAGCATTAATATATGAATCCCCATTTAGGTTACAAACTATCTCCTTTAGCCCTTCACCCTTCTTTTTATTTGTCATACCTACTGACGAGTCGATAATAGTTGTTTTAATATCTAAATAGTTGCAAATGCGTTTTATATATGCTAGGTTGAATTGGCTTATAGACGAATTTATAGGAGGAAACGGTAAAATCAATTGATTTAAAACCTCTTCATAGTAAGGTGAATGCTTATGATATAAATGGTCTATCGTTTTTAAAAAGTTGATTTGATAGTTGTTTCCGTTGTTTACTTTCACCTGCGTGCAAGATTTATTTTGACTACCACCATAAACTGGGATATTAATTCCTACTCCATTTTTAATTGTGTTGCGTGTCATGTAGCTGCGTTTCATAAAGCTAACATGATCTAAGTTTACATAAATATCTACTGCATTAATTAGCTGAAAGTAGCCTATATATGGAAAGAAATATCCTTGCATAATTCCAATTCTCATATAGATTGGTTTTTAAATTTCCAAATAAATCCTCCTGCTTGTTTTTGTCTTCCTAAAAGACAACCTGTTATATATCCTTTATTTAACCATTTTTGAGCTTCACTAATACTAGGCCATTCTTTAATTGGATTCATATCTAAATTATATTGAATTATTGGTTTATTATTTGCTTTTTTAATATTATTTATTCCTTCTTGGCTTTTAAATTTTAATTTCTTCTTTGTTTCTTCAGATTTTGGTTTACCTAATTGATATTTTCTAATTTTTTCACCAAATCCTTCAGGTTTTGGATGTCTTCTGTTTTGTTTTTCTTCCTCACTTTGAATTCTTCCGCTCATTGATTTAGATATTTTCAAACTCCTTTCTTTATTATTACTATTTGTTTTACCCCATCCTTTTGGCTTGGGTTTACCCTTTAGAGATTTACTTATCTTATTTTTAGTCTTTTGAGTTAGAAATGAACATCCACCGCCCCCTTTATTCTTATTAACTACTTCAAAACCCCATTGGCGAAATTGTTCTATCCAATAACATTCTAAAGGAATATAATCTTCTTTTCTCAAAGAATTTATTTCATCTATATAATTATATTCTATTTGTTTTCCAAAAGTATGTTTATGACTAGAAATTCTTTGACCTTTTGTTTTTCCTACATAAACTTTATTAGGATCTCCATAACAATTAGTTACTAAATATATTTTAGTTATGTTTTGTTGACTTTTTGGTTGTTTCATTTATAATAAGTTTTTCAACCAGTCGTTGCATCTTCAAACCATTGTCATCACAATATTTTCTCAATTGTTCATGAATTGCTGCTTCAATTTGAATCGACTTTGTCGGCTGTTCTTTCATCTTATTATACATATTGTAAAAGGTATTGAAAATTATAGGGGTTTATAGATTTATCTTTCTCCAGTTGATCTAATTCTTTCAAATTTATGGATTATTTTTACCCCATTTTCTTTTTGAATAACATCTATAGCACCATTTATATCATTGAAGGTAAAATTTCCTCCATATCTATTAAGTTTATCCCAATTCATCCAACGGAATAACACTTTTTTTTGAGGTATAAATTTCGAATGGGAGTTTGATCTAATTTCCAGTATTCTATATTTTGAGCCGTCTATATTATTGGCTTGTATTATCTCTGTTTGCATCTGTGTATATTTTGAATTTTGATAAATCTGGATATGGTAACTCTTTATCAGGAACTGAGATTGGCTTTCCATCTTTATAGAAACCAGTCATTAGAATTAATCCTCTAACTGCTAATTCAGGGTTGAGGTAGTAATTCCAACCTAACATATCGAGGTTATCTTCCATATATGGAACTTCCCTGCGGCCACTAAATCTTGCTCGTTTGAACCAAGCATAAGCATCAGCATCATCAGTTAATATTGCTCCACCTTTTGAACCGAGTTTAAAATTTTTGAGTCCTCCAGTCATTGATATACACATAAAGGTTCCTGGTTGGTACATATCGTGAGTAAAACGAAGTGCTGAATCCCAAACATTTGAACCGATTAACTGGTAGGGCCCTTTAAGTGTTTTTTTAGTTGGCTCCAAAAAGTCAATTTTAAGACCATTGCGTATAATTTCAGGTGGAACTCCTGGATATGTTCTAGCAGGTATTGTAATTGTATCTGCTGTTAATGTTTTAGATATGTTCTTTTCATAATAGAGTGATAAAAATATTGCATTACAAGCATTATCAATTGTGATGACATAAGGTGCTCCTGTATAGTCACTTAACGCCTGCTCAAATTCTTCCGTAATTCTATAAACTCCTTTGCTCATAAATTTAATAAATTTTTAATCCAATAGCCATTTTGTTGGTTTATTCATCTTTTTGGCAACATATTCAGCTACACTATTCACTGAATGTCCTATAAATTCTTTCCATTCTGTGTTTGGATTCATTATACATGATTTTCCACCATCAGTTAAGTAAATTGTATCACCTTCAAAACTAACTCTAAAGTAGGTTAAAAATTCAAGGCAACGGTTATAAAATATTAATTCTTTGTCATCCATTTCATTTCTTAATTATTGCTGAGGTTATTGACCTACCTTTAAATTGAGGTTCTTGAAATGGATTGATTCTATTATGTATAGTTATAGTTTCAATATTGTTACCTAAATCAAAATTTTCTTTAGCAGTCATAAACGAACTGTAATCAAAACAACTTTGTAACCATCTTAAAGTGGAATTATTACTAGTAGTTTGTAAAGACTTACCATATAAAATATAACCTTCATCTGCTAATGATGTATGTAAATCTTCAATTATATAAATTCCTTTAGATTTTAATAATGGAAATAAATAAGCCAATGTTTTTTGTTGATCTCTCATATGATGTGAACCATCATCAATTATAATATCAAATTCATAACCACTGTAGATACATTGTTGTACAAAATTTTCTAATTGGTTATCATCAGATTGATCTAATTGATAAACTTTACAACGATCATTGTTTAGATAACTTTCATCATTTATATCCAAACCAATTATAGTAGCATTAGGAAAATAGTTATACCAAAGATTTAGTGAACCACCTCCTGATACTCCAATCTCTAATATTAGTAGCTCTTTGTCTCTGATTGGTGTAAACAACTGATCATAAAAGTGGGTGTAGCCGTGTCTTGGACCTGCTTCAGTACCTTTGTCAATTGGACCAATCGACTCAGACCATCTTTTATTAGCTATTTCTGTTAGTGATAACCTCATAGATTATATTATACAACTTTTATTTTAAATTTCCAAATTCTTGTATCCTCTGGTAAGCATACTCTAATACTTTATCTTTGAACATCTGCCCCTGTTCATATAAATCTCCTTTTATAACCAACTGTTTTTTATAATAGTCACTCATTCCGTTTGTAGCGGGTCCTGTTGTATATTCAACAATAGTCTGACCCGACAGTAGATATTGTTGATAGTCACCCCCCTGTCTCTTAAATTCATCTGCTACTATCATTGAATAATAATCCCAACCACCATATCCATTCCAAGTAGGTGCTACTGGAACTAATTCTTCATAAAATGCTTTAGAATATAAGTCAAACCATTCAGCAAATTTTGAGGTTGGTAACGGTTTTAATTCAATTGGTGATTCTGATAATTGAGATTGATCTTCTATAATATCAAATATGTCTATTTTTTGCCAATCTGAATATGAAGTATGTTGATAAAAAGGGTTTGTTATAATATCCCAACTGCTATCCCACATCTTAGGTATTTGAGGGGTTAGAACAAAGTATTTGTTTTTTATATGTTTGATTGAAGCACAGTAATAAGCTAAAAGTTGTTTATCAAAGTAAACATCAGGGCAACTAAAAATATAATAATCTATTTCAGGTGAAACTGATTCTCGTTGAACATCAAGATGACCATATAATTCACTCCCTTGATATATTTTTTTATTTAATTTATAATCAACTAATAATTTGCAAATATAATTGTACTTTTCTATAAAAAAATGTTTAGGTATTTTACTTAAAGGCCATTCAATGTAATAGGTTGATAAATTAAGAACAGGCTCAACTACTATATTAACATCAGCTGGTAGATAATATTTTGATTTTTTTAATTGAATACACCATAAGTGGAACGAATCTATTTCCCATGGTAATATATGTATCGAAATTTTTATATTCATATTATTTCCAATTGTGTTTCTATTTTATTCCAAAGACTATTATTTTTATGAATTAATTGATTTACATATGATAGTTATTTTGAAATTCATCTAAATTTTTAATTAAATAG